AGAAGGAGTACCAGTAAATGTTGGAGAAGCTATGTCAGATTTAGAACTGATAGCACCTGCAATAGCATTGAACTCGTTATCAAGCTCTGTGCCTTTAACAATCTTGTTAGCATCACCTGTTGGTAAAGTGTCTTTTGTGGCAAAGTTTGTTGCCTTAACATATGAACTCATAGTGTCTTACCTGCCTTAAGGAAAAAATCTATCTTTTGAATTGAAAGTGGAGTACCATCAATATCAGATTCAAAACCAATCTGAAGTACAGTACCAGAACCTGATGCTTGGATGTTAGCAATATCTAACGCAATACCATTCGTGTATGTTGCAATGTTGTATTCTGCTACTCCATACTCATATACTTCTACTCGCTGTAGTGTAATACCACGAGAGAAATAGCTACGAGTATAGTCATAACCCCATTTAACAGCAATAGGTTGATTAGAACCGCCAATAGCAACTACGTTAATCTTTTTAAGAATCTTTACACTAGCTGGTTGGTCAAAGTCAAAGTAATTAGTAAAGTAAGACATACGATATTTAGCACCATCGTCTTCATACAAATCATATTTACCGATATAACCAGGCTTACCAATATATAATTGTCTGTCTTGTGTTACACAAAATGCTGTTGGAGTAATCTGTTTCCAGATAGTTGTTCTTGCTGCTCCGTTCTCTAACGAACCTCTTGTATCAAAACAATACGTAAAGCCAGTAGAAGGAAGAGACAACAAATAAAAAGCATCTGTTGGGAAGTAAACAGCTTTAATATTCTTTAATGTTTCAGATGATACGTTAGCAAGTAAATCATCACGTACATTCTTTGAGATGTCTCTGAATGGAACTGACTTCTCTTGAATCACACGCTGTAATGACTGGACACCAGTTGAAGACAAGAACATTAAATCAGTACCAATAGAAGCTACTGAATCTCTAGCAACACAACCAATACCTGTAATCACATCTTGTAGTGTTAGTCCTGACGGGTCTGTAGCATTTGAGTAAATAACAATATGTTTACTGCAAAAGATAATCAAGAACCCATTATGAGAAGCTAATGCTACGATAGGGTCGTTGTTAGGAACAACCTCACCAATGTTTAAGTACCCAGATGTACCTGTCTGCCACTGTGTTGGGTCAAGCAAGTCACTGAAGTATACTGTTTGTTTATCGTTAGCAATGTCTGCTACCCATGTACGACCAAAAGCAGTCATCACACAGTTAGGAGTAAAGTCTGTGACTGTATAACCTGTAGGAAAAGTAGAGACATCCCCTAGTCTTTGAAAGCCATAAGCACCTGTGTGAGCATGAGCTGTAGCACCTAGTTTATGATAGACAAGAATAGGATGACCTTCTTGCACTAAAATTGCATGAGCAGAAGGAGCAGCACCTGTATCATAAGGCATACCACTAATCTGCCAGTTATTATCAGTAATGGTATATGTTAGGTTAGCACTATCAGTACTGTTACGAACCACAGCTTCTGTCAGTGTTGTAGTGCCAGTATATATCTTATTGTTAGCAGCACTAATAACAGTTAAGCCATCGTCCCTGACAAGCTCATAGATAGCTCTGAATGCACCTGTACTAGCAGCAGATGTGTTAACCTTGGTCCAGCCTTTACGAGCACCAATACGACCATATTTGTCAATCACACAGTTGTTAGCTTCTAAAGCAAAACCACTGGATAACTGAATAGAGCTATCTTGTGTATTTAGTCCAAAGAATCCAGGTGCTGCAATAGAACCTGTTAATATTTGTTCTGCCATTAAGCTGAGTACCACATATATTCTTCTTGATAGTGACCTGCCTCAATAGAGATATGGTCAGTCAAAGATTGTTTATAAAGAGCATACGCTTCGCTAGAGGCAAGACCACCATCTTCACCTCTTTCAACAATAGCTTTAGCATAGGCTAACAGAATTACTGGTTCTTCAGGAACTTTCATAACAGTAGCATCAGATGTTAAACGTGTTTGAGGGACAATCATATTAAACCGTAGGTTATAGACACCATCTGGTTTAGGATATACGTCTACCTGACTATCGCCATTATTGTTAACACCGTTAAAGTTATACCACAAAGGACTACCTTTTTGCACAGTGTTAGGGATAAGAAATAACTCATCCATATCTAACCCTGTCTTGTAACCCATGACTTCGTTAGACGTATCATTGATAACGTTAAGGATGCGGAAACGAGTACCACTACCCACTAAAACATAGTTAAAGACATCATCTCCAGTTACTGCTGTGAGAGTGTCTGTTAACGCATTCCAGTTATAGGCATCTTCTACTGTACGTTTAGCATCATTGACAAAAGTACCTATTAATTTGGAATAGGCATTGTCAGAGACAGACGAAACAGTGCCCTCTCTGAGTCTGATTAGTACATCGTTAACAAGTTCTATGTATGTCATATTTTTAATTAGTGTTAGTGTTTATTGTTAACATGCTATATAAGTACTATTATAGCATACTTTTACGGTTTTGTCAAGCTTTATTTTTCCGATTAACTGTGTAAAATCTTACACAATCTCTATGGTGCAGTCTTTAACCTTTTCAAGCATAGGCATTAGAACGCCCATAGCGACCTTAGATGAGCCTATCCAATCTGACTTACCATCCCAGGTCATCCCAACGAGTAAGCATCCCTCAGTGTTCTTGGAAGAGTTACCAGAGTGTATTCGCACACCTGTAAACCCAGGGACATTAGCGAGTATAGGTAGTCTAGTTTGAAATCTGTTGGAGAAAGTAATGGATACATCGTAAGTTCCTTTAGGGATAGCTGTTTTATCTTGCTCTTTCCAAACCTTTACATCTTGTCCCTCTACTTCACGATACTTATCTTCTAGCACATAACATATAGGGTTTTCATCTAGCTCTGTTATTTCATAAAGTTGTCCTACTGTAAATGTATCACCAAAGTGAATACGCTTTAGTAAGAGTTTCATTTAATTCCTTTAACCTTCTCAAAGGTACGTAAGCTACCTAAACCTAACATAGCAAAGACCAACTCCATAAGGATATCTGACATCAGTGCTGGAGGAGTGATAGCAATGTTAAATGTAGCGACAACCCACAACAACAAGTTATAGATAACAAAGTTGTAAGCCAATCCAAAAACACAAATCCAACCAATCGCAGGTCTCCAACCAGACTTAAAGAGATTCTCTGACTTAGCTTCTTCTTCGTTAACTCTAATCTGTGCTAACGAGAGTTGAAAGTCCTGGTCATTAGCAGCCTTTAGTAACTCTGCTTGAGCTTTTTCTCTAGCATCTTTATCAGGAATAACCTTATCAAGAAGCTTTGCACCTAACTCAATAATAGCTAGAGGAATCACTTAGCAATCCCACTTCTTAAGTGCCAGTGCCTTACGAGTAGGTCTACCTTTTTCATCTTTCATTGGACCAGCCACACCCCCCATACGAGCACAGAAGGACTTACGTCTACCAGCATCCTTTGGAGACTTTGCAGCCTGTTTAGCTGATACAGGTGGTTTTAGGTTAGAACCAGTAGTCTTGTTATAGTAATCTCTACCCTTTTGATTAGGACCACCTTTAGGGTTTTGAAACTCTTTCTTAGGCATTACTTCTTAGCCTTCATCATACATTTACCAGCTTTCTTGCACTTAGCTGGAGTAGGGCATCCTGGACATGGTTTAAATTCTTTAGCTTTCATCACTTACCTTTCTTAGCTGTCTTAGCAGCATCCTTAAAGTCTTTAGCAGATGGAGCACCTTTGCTACCAACCTTACGCATCTTCTCACCAGAGCCAGCCTTGATACGAGCTTTCTTAGCTGCGATGTTTGAATAGAGTCCTTGCTTCATTATCTACCTCTACCAGTCTTTTTCATGTTAGTAGCAGTACGTCCACCACGCATTGGTAGTGACTTACCAGCTTTAGACAAAGCAATAGCTACTGCTTGTTTTTGTGGTCTACCTTCTTTAACCATCATACTAATGTTAGAAGATACTGTCTTGTCTGATTTACCTTTTTTGAGTGGCATAATTACTCCTTAAGAGACATGTTGATAAGATGTTGGTTGGTCTATTTCCATAGTCAGTATAACTGACATAGTAGAACCTGTCTCTGATATTACTGTTATATAATCATATTCATCCATTACCAAACGACCATTTAAGAATTGAATATAATTATTATTAGTAGAGTTTAAAGAATGCGAATGAATAATAGATATAGCTGCATTATTACTCTTATCGTACCAAGTAGCAGTCACTGTCTTACCAGAACCTGTGCTATTGCTGATATGTAATAAAGTACAAATAGCTTTACACCCTTTAGGTACAGTATAAATTGTTGTAAGAGTATTCGCTACAATGTTCTTACCTACTGTAAGTTCTCTCATTTAACTGTCCAGTGACTTGTTATGTATGTAATAATACCACCAACTCCAGAGGCAATTACCATGCCCATCCAGAAGCCACCTTTAGATTTATTAGCGAGTTCTAACAGAGACTCCATGCCAACTTCTAGTTTGTCTATCTTCTTTTCCATAGCCTCTACCTGAGCAGTAAGCTTACCGTACTTGTAAAGGTCTACACCGTTCTCTGTTGTCATAATGTTCCTGTTATAAATAATAATTGCCATGAAGCAGGTAACTCTAAAGTAGATACTTTTAAATTAGTCAAATCAGCTTCTTGAAGTTGTTGTTCTACTTCTGAAACAGTAAAAGCAGCTTGCATAGAGTTATTAAAATCTGTTCTAAACTGTTGAAACTTATCTTCTGGTGAATATGTATTAAGAATATTTAGTCTAGTGTTTAGGTCTTCCACCCTCACCATATCCATAATTAATACTTTAGTACCTTCTTTGCCTACTTGTTTTACAGTATCCCAAAGAACACTAGGCTCAGCTAATTGATGTAATAGCATACTACTAATAATGCCATCATACTTCTGAGTAATAGTTAAGTCAGGTATGTTTCTATTTTCTAAAGTTACATTAGCTGTAATCTTGCTTTTAGCTTTTTCAAGCATGTTAATAGAAGCATCAATACCTGTAAACAATACGTTAGGATAAGCATTAGTTAGTCTAGGGAAGTAATCACCTGAGCCACAGCCAATATCTAAAACAGAACCTTCTGAGTTAAGATTTAATTTTGATAAATAAATATTTATAATAGGAGTCTTATCAAACTCAGAGTAAGCATCTACTTGTAGAGGCTCATTCATTACCTCTGTTTCAAGCACTCTTGGCATTTTTAAGTTCCTCTAGGTAGTCCATTGTTTTTGTTGTGTCTGCATAACCATCAAAGATAAAAGCATTAGGATTAAATCTACGAATTAAAGCTTCGTGTTTAGGACCTACTGTTTTGCCTTTCCACTGAGTTGCAACAGTGGTTGGTGTTAGTTTGGGGTGCCATCTTTGAATAGACACTAGAGGATAACCTCTTAATTCAGCCCTATCTCTAATACCTTGCCCATGAGCTTCACCATTACGTAGTGTAGGTATTAAATGAACCAACCCTTCTGTTACTGGTGTTTCTATTACCTCTACCCCTGGATGCTCATGGATAGGAACAAAAGGCTGAGGAAAAATTAAATATAATTCAACCTGAAATTGCCCTTTACGAAACATACAGAAAGCAGTAGCATCATCAGAGTTAAACACTTCAACATCAACAGGAGGCATAAACGGTAGTCCGTTATCTACATACCATTTAGCAAAATCATCTGTTGATTTCCATGTTTCAGGTATAATCATAATTTACTCTGTATCTCTTTTATAATTTCAGCTTCATCGATAGAAGTTACTGCACTAGAAGAACTCCAAGTTTCCCAACCGTTTTCATCGGTAGTAACGGTATTATATGCAACACCATGTCCGTGAGTTAAATAGAAAGCTAGAGCTCTTTCAGCTAGTTTTATTTTTATATCAGCTTCAGAATCAAAATACTCATATTGACCTGTAGCTGGGTCTAACAAAGCATATTTAATTGTCATTATGAGATTGCTCCATATCTAGTTCCTGTAGCTGCCCATGAGACTGAGTAGCCGTTTAAATGTAC